ATTTGATTAACATCCATAACCTTAAGTTGTGTTCCACCTTGGTTACGAATAATTACATCCGTTGAGAATAATCTTTTTAATCTCGAAAATAAATCTTTTTGAGCCATATTTTTTTATTGTATTATACTAATAAATATTATAGAAGCCAACTAATATCTTCCTCTCCTCCAGAATATGGATTATCCATTTTCCAAGGATTTTTATCTGTACCTTGACTTGAATATCCTCCTGAGAATGAGTTCTTGGATGTTGCTATACTGTTTAGCATACTTTTTGTAAGATCAACACCATGTTGTTTAAATTTGAATGATATATCTCTCATGAATTGACCCATAGAGAATGACATTACTAAATCATCATTATAACCTGATTGTGCTTCTGCTCTACCATTTTTCCAAACAAATACTTTCATTTCCTCTATTAAGCGTTTTGATTGAATAGTTACACCCTTATCGGAAAGTGATTCTTGAAATTTACCTATACAAATAGGTCTAGTACGAGTTGTCATAGAAAAACCAGCTACCATTTTACTAGTATCCATATATTCAGTAAAGAATGAATCCGAACTTATTTCACCACTTTTGGGTGAATAATATAAATTAGGGTATTGTCTATCTATTATGGTTTGAATTGTTGACCATCCAATATTTGCGTTTTCAACTACAAGTAAAGCATTATTATATTCAGTTGCTATACCCACAAGTAAATGTCCAAATTCTTTAGTTCCAATTTTACCTTTATATTCGCCTATTTGTGTATTTGTTTCAATGTCTAGTATATGAAATGCAGAGTGGTCTTTTCCATCACCTCGGGCAACATCAGCTACAATCATATATGATCTAGAATAATCAGCTGGTTCCCAAATCCATAAATTTCTATCTGCTCCTCTACGCTCTAAAGGCTCTTTAATATATGTCTTTAGATAAAACTCTAAAAATTCAGGATAAAATACAGTATCTCCAGATGTACTAAAATCACAGTCACACTCTTGTGCCGCTAATCTAGGATCACCTAGTAATTCATCTTGTCTATCTCTCCACGTTTGATCACGTTCGGGATGAACCATCCAAGGTAATCTAATTGGAATAAAATCATTTTCTTGATTTTCTGCTCTAACCCATGTTTGATGAAACCAGTTACCTGTACCATAAGGAGTACTTAATACAATAGCTCCACCCCCAGTTGCTAGGGTTTGTTGGGCGGATGGCCATGTTTCTCCAATATTTTCAATAAATGCGGCCTCATCCACTACTAGAAGAGAAACTGCTTCTGATCGTGCGGAATCTGTGTTGGAGGATTTGGCTTGAATTTTTGATCCGTTATTTAATCTTAGGGATAATTTGTTGTTTTCAACAGCAGGTACTTTTAGCCATGAGGGTAAATTTTCCCACATAAATTGTACTTTAGAAACCAAGTTACGAGCTGTTGATTGTGTGGTTGCTAATGCTAGTACGTTTCTATCTTGATGGAATGTCATTAGCCATAGAGAATAACCTGCAGCTAAAGTTGATATACCTAATTGTCTTGATTTTAATACTATTGAGTATGGATTATCTTTCCATAAATGTAGTACTTTTTCTTGAAATGGATATAAATTGAATTGGATTCTACCTCTTTGGGGGTGTTGGATAAAACAATACTTTTTCATAAAGTGTGCTGGGTCTTGAGCACATCTAGTATATTCTTGTCTTAGTATTTGTTTTATATCGTTACTCATATTATTTAATTGCTATTAGAGTAATCAATACAGCTAGAGTTCCTAAAAATCCACCTCCTAATATTTGGGCTGTAGTTTTTAATCTATTATTTTTTCCAATAAGTTTATTGTTACTTTCTGTTAACTCTTCTATCTTATCTATATGAGTTTTTTCTTTTTCCTCAAATACTTTTACTTCAGCTTTATGCTCTATTTCTTTTCGTTCAAAAGATACCATAACACTATCCTGTAGTCTTATTTTATTTTGAGATTCTTTAAGAATTAATTGAGTTTGTTTTAATTCGGACTGTAGTGAGTCTTTTTGAATTAATTCAATAGCAATCTTTTGAGCTACAGAATATGAAATACAAATTTTATTTGTATCGGATTGAGAAAAAGTTTGAAAGCTCAGAAGGAGTATAATTCCCAATATCTTTAATTTTTTTACCATAATATATGCGAGTTTTAATTAGTTCTTTTCCTAGTGAATCTATTCTATTATTGGATACATCAATGCTATCTCTGTATCTTTTGATTTGACTACCCAATATATTTTGTCTATCTTTAATATATTTTAATTCAATATTTAGACTATCAATTTTGGATCTATAAGGATCGTATGAAATAGGAGTGTCTACCCTAGTTGATAGAGCAGACACTATTATTATAATCATTATTATTCCAATTCCAAAAAGGACCAATTGTTTTTTACTAAAAGTTATAACCTGATTTAACATGAATTTTTATTATTAGATGCTTACGTCTCTACCTGCTGTTTTCTTTAAATCTTTTAACATTATAATTTAACTTGTTGGGCTTTTTTATAAGCTTGGAGGATTGGAGTCCAAGTATTTTTTAACCAATTCATTGCTTCTTGATCCCCTTTTTTTGATTGAGATATTTTATCTTGTAGTTGAGGTTTTAAATTTTGATATGCTTTAACAATTTTATCTTTACGTGAAGATGATTTACCTAATTCTTTAGCAGTAGTATCAGATCCTATATTTTTAGATGCTTCTTTATCTTCGTCATCCATATCTTTAGTTGATGCTTTTTCTGCTTTAGGTTCAGCTTTAGCTTTTTCTGCTTTAGCTTTAGGTTCGGCTTTAACTTTATTTGGATCAGCTTTGCGACCACGTTGACCTACTTCTCTATTACCTCTAACTAATGCAATGAATTTATTTAATTGATTATCATACATTGTATCACCCTCAAGTGCATCTTCTACTTCAGCATCAGCTTTAATAGCTTTTTTTAATGGTAAACCTTCAAGATCTGAATTAGAAGATAATACTTTTTTGATAGCTGCTTCTAATCTACCTGTAATTTTAGCCATTTCATCTAATTGGTCTTCATTTAACCCTTTAATATCTCTAGCGGCATCTACAATAGTATCATCATAATCAACTGCTTGTCCTAGAGCTTCTACAGCATCAATATCATCTTCAGTAATATCAATAGTTTGTTGAATTATATCAAGAGCATCTTCTACACTTATTTTACCACCAGATAACCCACCTTTAAGAACTTTTAGTTTTTTTACCATTTCTGGAGTGTATTCCATATCTTCTGCAGAATAAATTAATTCAGTAATATATGAACGTATAAGATTAGATGGAACTAATATATTATTTTGGTCTTCTTTAATTTTTTGACCTCCTGTAGTTTTAATACTTAAAATATTAGAATCTTGTTTTAATTTACCTATTCCAAGTTTATCTGCTGATGTATTGTAAGGTAATGTGTCGTCTTCACCTTTTTTGTTAGTGATGATAACATTAGTAAGTTCATTTAATGCTAAAGCAATTTCTTCCTGTATAATTTCAAGTAAACGTGTTTTTTTCATTTTATGTGTTTATCGATAAATATTATAGAGATAATACCTGTTTAATTCTTTCAATCCTTTCTTCGGTTGTACCTGATAACTCGTGGTATCTTTTAAATTTATTTGAGTATTGGGAAATTAAATGTTTAATTTCTTTGTCTACTTTCATTCTATATTTAGGATTAATAGTACGAACACCATTATCTTCTATATCTACTCCATCAGGTGATATATAAAATATATAATCATATTCATTAATTAATCTAGATGCTAAAGTATTATACTCATCAGCAATATAATATGGGATAGATTTAGCTAGTTTTGTAAATGCCATTACATCAATTATAGTACGATCTGTTATAATATTATCTTGAAATAATTCACTAGCACGTTCAGCTAAAAACACCATTTGACCTTTAATTGTAGAATCTGTATTTAAAGGAATACCTAAGTCTCTTAAATATTTTGAACGTTCAGTTGAAAAAATATAATCTTTAAATTCAGGTAATTGTTGAAGTGCTTTAACTAGTGTAGTTTTACCGACACTTACGGTACCTGTAAATCCTATTTTCATATTAGTTTCTTGCTTTAGTTCCAGATGACTTATAGTATGGCAAACCATCTCCTCCTTTTATATATGCTTTCCAATCTTGTTCTGAATATTTTATTCCATTGATATAATATTCTCTTCGCTTATTATCACCTTCAGGAATAAATGCTGGCCCTTCTGTGCTGTGCATTTTTCCATCTAAATGGTATACAATAGTACCATCAGGGGATTTTAATTTTTTAGTTTGTGTGTTTGACATAACTTTTATATTTATTTAATTAATGATTCGGCTACATATATCCCATGAGCACCACTTACTGTAATACCACGAGCGCTTAAAGCATCTCCTACAAAATGTACGTTAGGATAATCAATCAAACTAAGATTTTTATAATCTACTTTTACCTCAGGTGATAAATATTTTATTTCAGGAATATACATACCCCAATCGTCTTTAAGTGTAGGAAATACTTTTTTCATATCCATGATAAAATCCATAATATATTTGAAATAACCTCCCATTGCAGGTTCTACAACATGAACAAGTGTATCTAAACTAATACGGACAGCAGATACACTATTACCTTCAGATGTTTGGGATTGGAAACGAGTAGGACTATAATATAAACCAGTACTATTTTCTTGTAATTTGTTTACTACATCACGTGACCAAGTAAATGGATCTTCAATACCATTAATTTCCATCAAAATACCAAAGTTAGTCATATTGTTTCTATATGCTTCATCTTTTTTAGCATGTCCATTGTATGAATGGTCTCCATATGTTTCCTCTACAGCAACGAACGCTGCATTATTATTTGTACAGAACGAACGTAACGAAACACCTTCATCATCAAATTTTCTATATAACTTAAAGTCATATGAAATATCAATTAGTTTTTGGAAGTGTTCTTGTGGTGCCTCAAATCGAACACCAATTTGTACTGATTTAGGTTCATCTGGTAATTCATATTCTTGGGCTAATTGTTGAGCGAAATCAATACCTGATTTACCTACAGCAAATATAAGTTCATCGTAACAAGAAACAAGTTTTAGTCTATTTTCGTTTATCATAGATTTTGATTTGATTTC